CCTTGCAAGGGGGGGTTATGAGCGGTGATTTAGTGCATAGTGAAAAAAACGCTATAGAAGCGTTTTTTTGATATGTCAATATTTTATATTTAGTATTTTGGTATAATGATTATGTTATGAAAAAAACAATTTTGATTTTATTAATTACATACATCTTATTTCTGATATTCGCTGTTCGCGTTGATTCAGATATTGAGACAATAGAAGAAAAGGAAGATTTTGGGAAAGTAACTATTATTCATGAAGTAACCACAGAAGTAACAGCATATTCAGAATTTGATAGCTGTCATTATGAGAACTGTGCTATGGCAAGCGGTAAACGTGCATATATCGGTGCTGTTGCATGTCCAAGACATATTGAACTAGCAACTAGAGTGATGATTGATGGAAAAACCTATACGTGTGAAGATAGGACAGCGAAACGATATGATGGTCGTTATGACATATTCATGGGGTATGGTCGAGAATCATATGATAAAGCTATAAACTACGGTATTAAAACAACAAATGTGTATATTATAAATTAATGTGATATAATGTGTATTACACAGTATATAGTGTTCATTATTAAATTAGTTGCAAAGTTTTTTTGCTTCCATTCATAGGAAACGGTGGTGCATATTTACTGTAAAAGGTTAATAAAAACATAAAATATTGATATATTTTATGTTTTTATATTTGAGAACATATTTTATTATTAATACATAAAAATAAAAACCCCGCTTCGCAGTGTTTTTATTCAAAACTATTCATGTAACTATTCCCATAGGGACATAATAGATTATATCAGACCTATGTTATAATAGCTATATGTTAAGAGGAAAAGGATCAAATTGTTTTAATAATAATCTACTCATGACTGTTTATAATGATTATGAGGATTGCGGTTACTGTCATAATAATGGTGCAGATTGTTTTGACCATGTGGAACCAAGGAGTGGAAAATACACCAACAGTATATTAAACGCATGTCCTGTACATAATCAAAAATGTAATATTGCAAAACACGGCGAAATGCACACCTTTGATAATAAAGTTAAACTAATATTGTTTAACATGAAAAGATTACAAAAGGAAAAGTATTCTTTGTTGGAGGTTGATAAAGATTTTATACTTGAATATAAGACAGCCCAAGAGGCATTAAATAGATTATAAATATGAAAATAAATTTAAAGAAAGGAGATTGCCTAGATATAATGGACAAAATGATTGAGGATGGTGTTAAAGTAGACGCTATTATCACCGATCCACCGTATGGTATTACAGCATGTAAGTGGGATGCTGTGATACCTTTTGAATCTATGTGGGAAAGATTAAATAAATTAATTAAACCAAATGGGGCTATTGTTTTATTCGGATCTGAACCTTTTTCATCAGCATTACGGATGAGTAATATCAAGAATTACAAATATGATTGGATTTGGAACAAACCAAAGGGTACAGGTTTTCAAATAGTACGTTATAAACCAATGAATAGCTTAGAAAATATTTCTGTTTTTGGTACTGGTGGAAAGATAAACTATTTTGCACAAATGAGAGAAAGAGAAAAGCCAAGAATATCAAAGAATAAAGGAACGACTCGACAGATGAATGTTTCAAATGGAAAAGAGTATACAGCAAGTAAACCTTTATATAAAAAATATCCTATTACATCGCTATTCTTTTCTAATGAAAACAATCGTGCAAAAGAACATCCAACACAAAAGCCTACTGATTTAATGGAGTATTTGATAAGAACATATACACAAGAAAACGAAACTGTACTTGATTTCACAATGGGTTCAGGTACTACAGGTGTAGCTTGTAAAAACACAGGTCGTAATTTTATAGGTATAGAGCTAGATGATAAATATTTTGAGATTGCAAAAGAAAGAATAGAAAATTATGATACAAGCAATATATAAAAACAAAGAAAAAATACATGAAATTTCCTTTCACGGAATAATACCATCAAAGAAAAATTCAAAGCAAATTGTATGCCGTGGTAGAAGACCGATACTTCTACCATCAAAATCATTTACCAACTGGCATTTAATTTGTTCACAGACGCTCAAAATGCCACCTATAAGCGATATTATGACAATTGAGGTGAATATGTATGATAAGCTAAAAAAAGATGGTACAGAGCCAAAACGCAGATTTGATTTAACCAACAAGGCAGAGTCAATTATGGACTTTCTCGTAGACATGAAAATTATTGAAGATGATAATTATAAATATATCCCGCAAATCATATTGACATTCGGTGGGTATCGTGATATTTGTGGTGCTGAAGTTTACATTTATACAAATCAATAATATAATTGTGTTATGGGAAATATCCCTAGCACGACATTAAAAACCTTGTTAAAGGCAGACAGATATTATCAAACCAGTCGTGCGGGGAGATACTGTCTGTCCTTAACAGGGCTTTTTTTGTTGAAATTTATTAATAAATAAAAAACAATATGAATGATACAGGATATATAAATATACAAGGTTGGATGATAAACCGATTAAAACTAAAAGGTAACGAATTGATCTTGTATGCTTTGATATATGGTTTTTCCCAAGATGGTAAAACACGTTATCATGGCTCTACTAGATACACAATGAGAGCATTGGGTATTGTGTCAAATAATACCGTTATGTCTCTGTTTAAGAGATTAATTGAAAAAGGTTTTATTATTTGTTGTGAAGATAAACAAAATGGCAACAAATATTATGTTGATATGGGGGTGGTGCAGAAAGTGCACCACGGTGGTGCAGAAACTGCACCGCAAGGTGGTGCAGAAAGTGCACCAAATATATATAATACTAATAATAATACTAATAATAATATTGTTCATTTCGAAGAAATATGGGAATTATATAATTACAAAAAAGGAAAGAGGAAAGCCCAAGATAAATTTCTCTCATTTGTAAACAAATCAAAAGAACCTGAAAAGTTAGTAGAGGAGATGAAAACAGGAATATCTGCTTATAAACAAGAACTTGAAATAAAAGAATGGTTACAACAACAACAATTACAGTTTTGGTTGAATGGCGAACGTTGGAAAGATGAATATGAAAAACCAAAAAAGACGGGAAAGCAAAGTAATATTATTCATACCCAATCAGATAAATACAAAAATATTAACATAACCAAGGCAAAAGCATGAATGAATTACACACACAAATAGAAAAATGGCTAAAAAACAGAACTCTCGAAAAACGTGGCTTGTTTATCTATGGAAATACTGGCGTAGGAAAAACACACAACTTGAAAATACTTTACCAGTTAAACAAAGAAAAAAAAGGTGACGCAACATTTTATACAGTGCCTGAATTTTTGAATAAGATAGCAATGCTCCGAATGGAGATGGGGCATGATAGGCACCAATTTGGAAGAAACACAGAGATTGTAAAAAAGATGTTGGGAGGTCAAAATACTTTGATACTTGATGACATTGGAACCGAAACACTTTCAGAAAGAAAACTTGAAGATTTATACACTGTTATAAATAACATGTATGAAAACAATAAGACATTAATATTGTCAAGTAACTTATCTTTACAAGAGCTTGAAAGAAAGGTCGGCGATAGAATTTGCTCTCGCATTATGGGAATGTGTCATTTGTTAGAATTAACAGGAGATGATAAAAGATTTACACAATAATTATGGAACATGACAATAAAAAACTTAATGAAATATATGAAAAAGTATCTGATTTAATTTTCAAAAATGATGATACTTCTTTCGTTAAAGATGGTCTGAAAGAATATGAAAAATACATAGTACAACAGGAACGAAAAAGAATAATGTATATTTTAAATAAAAATATGAATGCGAAAAATGGCTATAATATGACCTATAGGGAACTTGTTGAGGTAATCAATGATGAAAGAAGATTGATATGAAATATTTAAAGTTAAAAGATAAACATATTGTTTATGGGTGGTATAACCAATCAGAAATAAACATTCAGGGAATAGAACATATAAATAATCTTGTCAAAAGAGGTGAAAAATATGGACACTTTCACCAATCAGGCGGGCTATTTGACTTTGTAGGGTGGTGGAGCACAGAAGAAGCTATATTTGGCTTGTATTAAAAGTCTAGTTATGGTACATTGATACTAGGTATTAAATATACTTAATATATAAACATATGCTAAATAAAAAACGTTGGGCTTTCGTGAGGAATAGATTTTTATGTGACAGTTTTATCACCATTGAAGATTATGAAAATTTAGGTCCACAACAAAAGTATTTTATAAACGAAACACGTAAAGCATTTAAAAATATACAACAAAATTATGAAACAATTAACGGAGAAACAAATTACGATTTTAACGAGGAAAATACCCGATTGGGCAGTGAAAGCCCACCCTACTAAAAAATTTTTATCAACTATTGACCCTATGGCAATCATAGAACGTTTAAATGTTGTATTTGGATTAGGAAGATGGAATTTCAAAGTAGAAAAAATTGATCGTATTGAAAAAGAGGAGTCATCAAACAAGGGCGATCAAGTAGCAATAAAGGGGATACTAAAAATACCTGAATACGGGATACATATCGAACAATTTGGTGGTAATGATAACAAAGACCTCGGAGATGCGTACAAAGGTTCAGCAACAGATGCTTTAACAAAGATCGGTTCATATATAGGAATTGGGCAAGAAATTTACAAAGGAAAAGGAAATAAGGATATTCCTGATGTTGTATTAGAAGCATTAACAGAAAATAAAGGATAATTATGGATACAAATATAACAACAAAACCAGCTGATATGCCATCATTGGAAGACATGGTTCAGCTAATGTGTCATTTGCCACATACATCTGCATATGATTTGGAGAATTTCCTGGAATTTATGGAAGACAGTGAATATCTTTCTAGTAAAGGAAAATATTTACGATTTAAAATTTGGGATTTATTTATTAAAGAAGAAGATTAAAAAATATTATGAAAAACAATAAACACGCATTAGAATTTCTAAAAGAAGAACACGCAATGGAATATCAAGGAATAGACGATGATATGCCAGATAACTTTGACGAATGGATTGCTAATCTTGATGAGATTGGTTGGGTAACTATTATGTCTCGGTTTAGAGAAAGTATTCTTTCTAAAATAGAAACGCTTGAGATTACAGGAATAGATAATGCTAAAATAATCCAAAAAGCAATTGTGCGTCACATTAATTAAAAAATATTAAGAAAGAAAAACAAGAAACAGAATTTATTAGTGGATATTATCCAAAGATACCACATGAAAGAACACCTGACTTTGTCAAAGGTGCTGGTTCATTTAATGTTAAACAGGCATTAGAATATTTTACCAAGCTAAACGACGAAAATGTTGAATGGGTGAATTATCAAACCCTTGTCTCAAAGAAAGACAACACAAAGCTATATGCTGTGCGTGATTTTTGGGAGAAGACAGGAAAAGAAAAAGCACAGAATGTTGCGAGTGATATAAAAACAGAAATACAGAAAGATAGTGGTATTAAATATCCTGATGGTGAAATAAATCCTGACGACATACCTTTTTAGTATATGAAAAAAGTATCATCACAAACAATAATTGAATATATGAAAAAATGTACAGAGGATAAAATACCTGTTGCTCCAAGTACATGGATTGATGCTGCTCAAAAGCTAAATATATTTATTGGGGATGAAAATGACACTTTGTATCAACTAGAACATACAGTGGCAAATATGAAATTTAATATTTTAAAAGACCCTGATATGACGGTTGCGAAATCAAAAGCTATTGTCGAGGCATCAGAAGATTATAAACAGTACCGCATACAGCAAGCCCGTGTTAAGCAAATACAAGAATTTATCCGTATTGCAAAAAAGCAAGCAACTATACGTGATACAGAATTTAAAGGTTATTAATTATGACAAAACAAGATTTTATTGATTTGATAGATGAAAGTGACTATCCATATGAGGGTTGGCTTGACGGACATATTCACAGTCTTCTATTAGATCATAGGGCATGGGAAATTGTAGGTTCTCGTATGGGATGGGATGATGAAGAAAAATTATATTGTAATAACTTTAAAAAAATGCCTATATGGCAAATTCATTATCTGGAATATATACATAATTTAATGGATACTGGTGATATAGATTCTTTTCTGGAAAATTTATAGAAAATTATGACACATAGAGCAAAATTAATTAAACAACTTTTAGATAAATACCCCGAGGGTAGGAAAACAAAAAACCAATACAAGATCATGACATTGGCTATTAAACAAATGTTTCCATGTTTAGAACATATATCAAACAAACAAATGCGTGACATTGTGTACGAGCTGGCACATATGCCACGTGATTGGAGGAAAGAAACACAGGAAGAAGAAACATCTTTGAAATATCAGCTATCACAAGAATGGCAAATTAATAATGGGTATAAACCCGAACCACAAAACAAATTATTTAAAAATAAATTATACAGTTATGATAATTAAACTTAATCAAGAGCAAGAAAACGAGGCTATAGAAACCTTGTCATCGGGTGGAATTATAGAATTTCTCGGTATGACAAAAACATTACTACGGTGGCAAATTACAGAAAGTGACGAGGCCATCAAATCAAATTTAGAGAAAGATATTGGTGAGAAGAAATTTGTATATCAAAAGCTTAAAGTACCACAATACTTTGACAAATACATAAAATCTTTGTACAAGCGGAAAAACAACTTGTAATATATAAAGATTCTTTGTACAATATGTGTGTGTTGGAATAATTTATTCAACATATTAATAATTAATAACACCACATATTATGTATAGAGTACACGTAGCAAATAAAGACATCACTAAAAGTGATGCAAAGCAAAAAACAATATTACGGGATGATAGAAATATAGATGAAATAATTGACGAAGTACGTTTTGCAGTAGAAGATTTTAAAAATATTGATGATGTAGTTGTATCACACTGGATTACCATTAGAGACTTTGATTATGGAGGTGATAATATTCAGACACAAGAAATCATTACTATTAAAAAAGGTGAAAGTCTTGAAAATACATTTTTTTATCAAGAATTAAAAACAGCATTAATCTACTAAATATATGGCAACATTAAATATTACACAGGAGGAGAACAATATTATTATTGATTCATATACAGACGGAATGCACCCTTTAACAGTTAAGTACCTAGAATTAAAAGGTTAAATAAAAAAACATTATGGCAACATTTATCATAGCATCAATCGCAATACTACTATTAATACACAACATTTATTTGCACAATAAATTAATTTTTGAAGATGCAAAAAAAAGAACAGTAATAAAATCACTTGTAGAAAGTTTGAATGAATCTGCACAAGTAAAAGCGAACATGACAAAACAATTATCTCATGAAGAAACACAAGAGATGACAGCCCAAGGTTATTCTATTGAAGAAATAGCACGGCTACGTAAAATATCATTGAAGACAGTTAAGAATCATTTACGTAAATAGCATGAATAAAAGACAACGTAGACGATTCGTACTAGGAATTAAAAATCTATCAGATGGTGAAATAAATATCGGATTGATTGTTAACAAGATTATGCGACTAGCTAAACAAGAATATTCAGACACAATGGGTTTATGTGTGAATCTAGCAACCGCATGGGATGAAAAGAAAGAATTTGATGATCAAGGTGATGAGGTATTTGATGTGTTGCAAGAGATTATTAATACGTTTAGTGATTAATATGAATGGGAAAGAATGCACTAAATGTAATGGAAAAGGAGGTGAATTTTATACAGAACGTGTAGATTGTGGAAATCTTGTATATGAAGAGTCTTTTTTTGATCCCTGTGATTGTTTGTTGGTAAACGAATAGATGATTGGTATATATGAAAATGCAAACAATAAATTAGAACAAGAAATATTTATAAATTACTACATATAGAATTATGAATAAAACAGGCTATATCGTATATAACAAAAAAAGAACAGTTCGAAATAATTAAAATTAATTATGAATGAATACGAAAAAAATAAAATTGATGAATCACAAAGAATCAGAAACGAAACAAAATATGAAGCTAAAATAATGGTGACGATGGCTATTGTCTTATTGGTAATATCAAGTGTTGTATTTTTTGTAAGGTTCAAAGAATGCCGAAAAGCAGAATTTAGTATCTTCTATTGTCTAAAATAATTATGAAACACGATGAAAAGAAAATTGAAGAATTAAATAATTATCTAAAAACATATATAGAACCAACACAGTTAAATGGAACTGATTATTATTTAATACCTATGCAAAAAGTTGACCACAATAGAAAACAATACGCAGAACACATGGTACAGCAAGAGAGGAAAAATATAATAAAAGATATTAGAAGTTATCCTAAACTTTACTCTGATAAAAATATAGATGGCGAGTTTCTCCATTATCCAACGTACAAAACTATTATCAACCTAATAAGCAAATAACATGAAAAATTTTCAATTTATAGTATTAATTATATTAATATTTGTACTAATATTTAAGCTGATTACAGTTAGTATAGAGAAAACTGAATTACAATACGATTTAGGTGTCCTTTATTGCCAGTTAGATGGTGGCAAAATAGTTGGAACTGAAGTTATTAATCAAGTAGTTTGTAATATGAATCATGAATAACCTAATACAAAAACTCCGAGATAAAAGAGATAAGTGTAAGGAGTGTGGGGGAATAGGAGAATGGAAACATATAGATGACCCTAAATGTCCAGATGATGAAAATATATTAGAGGATTGTAAAACCTGCAACGGTACAGGAGTACACAGGGATTTGGAATTTGGTTGCCAGTTAAAAGTAGGCAAAAATAAAACTAAAAGATTTTATTTAGAAGATGTTAAAAATTACTCTTCTAAGAAGATAAGAGCATTATATAAACCATCAAAAAAATCTGATTTTAGAATAAGAAACAATTTTCAGGAAAATATAAAAAACCTAGGTAAACCACTAACCCTTGCTGATGTTTTGGTTATGTTAGATAGTAGATATTTTATCCAACTAGGTGAAGATGATAATGCTTTATTTGAAGAAGGCGGAATAGTTATATTTGAAATCAATCTAAAAACCCCAATAGAAGAACAAAAAGAAGTTATTAAAAGTTTAAGTGAGATATTGTTATGACGCAACCAGCAAAACAATTAGAAAAGGTTGGATCTATTAAAAATAAAAATAGATAGTATGAGAATGATAATCTATAAAAGCGAACAAAAAGATTGTACTTATGTAGTATTAAAAATATTTAAATTAAAATTTAATTGGGCATTATCTCGTAAAGATATTGTTAATAAGTCAATTAAATTTCGCATTACTTATTTCCTTTTTAGAAATTTAAAATAATAAACAAAATTTTATGAATTATGAACTAGCAAAAAAACTTAAAGAGGTTGGATTTATACAAAGGGGAAGAAGTGGGAAATATTATAGAGAACCTGAAACACTACTACCTGTTTTAGAGGATGAGCATTCCACTATATCAAATATAATTAATGCCACTCCTACAGTATATAGAGACCCGTTAATAAATAAGGTGTATGTTCCAACACTTGACGAACTTATAGAAGCGTGTGGAGTCTATTCATTTTCTATACATTTTAACCAAGGAGGTCCTACTTATGGAGGAGAGCCCTGGTTTTACATTGAACATTCAGGGAGGAATATAAAACACAGTGCAACACGATCAGAAGCAGTAGCTAAACTATGGTTAGAATTAAACAAGAAATAAATTATGAAACTAAAATATAAATTTTTTAACTGGTTGACAGATGGTAAAATAACGATTACTGATGTTCCCTATAAAGAGGGTGATTATCCAAATTATAGAAAAGTTTTAGAAAAGGACGGAAATGTATTTCTGAAGAAAAAAGATAGTAACAATGAAATGTAAAAAACATGGAGTCATCTATGATGATAAAATAGGGTGCATGAGGTGCATTATAGAAAAGAAAAAAATCTGGCGTACACATAACATAAAAATGTATGACTTTACATGTGCATTCTGCGGTAAGGAATCAGAGTCATACAGAGATTATCAAGTGTATTGTGATATGTCTTGTCGAAGACGTATGTATGAGAATAAAAAAACAAAAAAATTATGCGTGAAATAAAATATAGAGTATGGGATGGGAAAATGATGCACTACCCCGAGTGGTTTTGTTTTAATTCTGTATGGGAATTTGATACAAATTGGGCAGCATGGGATGGTATTTCAAATAGATCACTTAAAAATATCACATCACAAGGAGAATCAAGTCATCTCATGCAATATACAGGATTAAAAGATAAAAACGGTGTTGAGATTTTTGAGGGGGATATTGTTGTCATTGACGCGTCGTATAGAGATTGGTCTGGATTAAGAGAAGTATATTTTTCAGAATATGGTCGCTACATGCCGAGAAATTTGTATACAAAAAAAGATATTATTACAGTAATAGGAAACATATACAAAAATCCTGAATTAATCCCTGCATGAAAAAAGAAGACATAAAAAGTTATTAGAATATATTTAATATACATTAATCACTCGTGGTTAGTGTGTGGGGTATATTCTAGTCGATGTGCAGACAGGTTCTGTAACAGTAAGCTCCGCATTCTAGATAAAGGAGAAAGTAAAATAATCTTATCTAGGTATCCCACACACTGCCCATGCAGTCCGAGTGTGTCAAACTCGGTTATCAAAGACAAGTTAAGTGGTATGAGCAGACCACGGCATTCAGGCTCAACTAGCTTTGTTTTAGAAAGCACCGCAACTCATAAATATGCGGTATATAAATATATTTATTTAACACCACCAACAAAATGGGTTTTTACCCTCTCACGTCGCATGGATGTAATTTGTTGGTAGTGTGTAGGGTTCAATGTAAGAGAAAGATTTTATAACTGTTACGACATAGTTTTCGTATCTGAGACTTATAAACTAAGAATAGCCTCTCTCCTTTTGTTTCCTACACATTGCTAATAAAGCAATACTGTTCTTTAAAATATTTTTATCACTAAAATTTTTATAATGTGCAAGAGATTAACAATATCAAAACGTTACGGTCATATCATGATAGATGGAGCAACGTACACATTGCAAGATTTAAAAGAAAAAAAAGACCGCACTCTTTTAGAAGAAAATGCTTTGATAACAGCAAGCGTTATGTTTAACCAAAAAGACCCATATACTGGGTGTGACAGACGCAACAGTCAATATGAATTATTATTCGACAAAGATGGGCGAGCTTGTTTTATCTAAATGGTGGTAACGGTGGGATTGTGTAAAAGTACATGATTCCACCTATCTATACGCTTATAACTCAATTGGCTAGAGTGCCGAGCTTATTCCTCGGAGGTTGGGGGTTCGAATCCCTCTAGGCGTACACTATCACTAAAGATAGTAATAATTAAAATTAATTATGAATACACAAACCATCAAAACACCAAAAGGTGACATTTATGAAGTACAAACATTAAACAGCGGGGAAATATATAACATTACTCCAACATTAGATATTACAATAATTTCTGTAACTGTTTTGTTTATTTGTCTTCTCATATTTGCAGGTTTTTGTATTAACAAGATTATCGAATAAAGAGGATAGGGAAGATGATGAAGATATATTTTAAACATATATAAAGATATATGATATAATAGATATATCATGGCAACATTTACTATAAAAAGATCACCAAAAGGTGCAAAACATGCTTATGAAGCAACAGGAAAGAATCCAAAAACTGGTCGTAATGTCACTATTAAAGGAGGTATAAAGGGAACCAAGGTTGGAACTAAAGCACGTGGTAGTAAGGTAGCACAGGCATTTGATAAACGACACGGAAAGGTAACAAGTCCAAAGAAATATATTAATAAACGTCGATGGGATAAGGGAAGCATGTTTGGTAGCAAGGTAAACATCCCGAATAACTTATTCTAAATATGAAAAATATTATCAAAACAATATTTGAACAAATAAAACGGTGGTTTGAAAAAACCCCAAAAAAACAGTTATTCATAATCCCGAAAGGTAGAAAAAAGGACTTAATACAACAAGGTTTTATTCTAAACGTAGAAATGTATGAATTACTAGGAGAAACCATCCAGTATGGACAGGTGGGAAACATTCAGGGAGATTTCTTTAAAAAAGGTCGATTGAAATTAAAAAAAGGTGATAACTGGAGTGAAACATTAAACACTAACAATTTCACTATTAAGATAGAAAAAATATAATTTATGGCAGGAAATCAATACAAAGCAGACCCAAGGCAAGCATTATTCTTAAAGGAGTATTTAGACCCCAATAGTCCAACATTCGCTAACTGTCTACAGTCAGGATTAAAGGCTGGTTATAGTCAAGAATACAGTGAAAGTTTAACTGCACAGATGCCTGATTGGCTCTCGGAAAGACTAGGAGACAATAAGTTTGTACATCTAGCAGAAAAAGCCCTTGTAGAGGCTCTAGAATACTCTACATTGGACGAAAACGGTAAAGTAGACTCTGGAGCGGGTAGAATAAAAATGGACGCTGTAAAGCTCGTTTTAAAAGGATTAGCTAAAGAACGTTTTAGTGAGAGAACAGAACATGCAGGTATAGGAGGTAAGGATTTACCAGGAGTATTAGTTAAAATTATTGATGAGCGACAAGATAAAGACAATTGAAATACCTAGTGAATTTGCAAGACTATTTGATGATGACTGGAGAGAAGCAGCAGTATACGGTGGTCGTTTCTCTTTAAAGTCTCATACCATTGCAAGAATACTTTTGATAAAGGCTCGACAAGATAAAATACGTGTCGGGTGTTTTCGTGAATTTCAGAACAGTATTACTGATTCATCTCATCAATTACTAAAAGATCTGATTGAAATGTATGAACTAAAAGACTTTAATGTGACAGATAAAACTATAATCAATACGGTTACAGGTAGTGACTTTCTATTTAAGGGATTACGTCGTAATGAACAATCAGTGAAGTCTATTGAGGGTATAGATATTGCATGGGTAGAAGAAGCACAAACTATTTCAGAGGAATCTATAAATATACTAACTCCGACTATACGGAAAGATGGTTCACAAATTATCTATACATACAACAGATTAACTGAAGAAGATCCAGTGCATACACGGCTGGTGGTAGAGGGTAGACCGAACACGTTGGTTATTAATGTTAATTATGATACAGCTATTAAATATGGATGGATGCCAGAGGTTATATATAATGAAATGATCTCTGATAAAGAAAACCGACCGAATCTTTATCAATCTAAATGGTTGGGAGAGCCTACTATTTCAGATGGTAGAATTTATAAAGGATGGGTAAAAGTAAATGAAATACCACATGAAGCTAGGTTGGAATCAATAGGTGTTGACTTTGGGTATGATCCTGATCCTGCTGTTGCGGTAGCGTTATGGTATTACAATGGTGGATATATACTTGATGAAATCTTTTACAAAAAACGATTGAATAATGTAAACATCTCTGATTATATTAAAAACTATCTTAAAAATCATGATGAAGATTGTATAATCATCGCAGATAGTGCAGAACCAAAGAGTATACAAGAAATGCAAGACTATGGATTGAATGTTGTGAAATGTACTAAAGGACCTGATTCTGTGCGATATGGTATTTCTTTTGTGCAAGATAAAAAGATAAGTGTGACAGATAGTAGTTTGAAGATATGGCAGTCATATCAGAAATATTCTTGGAGTGAAAAAATAGTCCCTGGTAAATTACCCAAGCCCGATCACTATTTCTCCGATGGTATGGATGCGGTAAGGTATGGATTTGATGTTATCAATAACCGACCAAAACACAGTACACAAGATGTGCTACGATTTAATTATGAAAGAAGAAAGAAACAAGCAACGAAAAGTCCACGATAAAAGCATGAACAGTATTATTAATACCATGCTTTACGGACCCAAAAATCCAAGAGAGATAAAGATAAATGCTTTACTTGAAAGAAGAAAGAAACAGAAAGGTAAAAGCCCACGATAAATATTATTTTTATGATATACTAAATTTATATGAAAACAATCTTTGATATTAGTAAACAAATAACGGAAGCATATGAACATGGTGTAGAAACACCATCAGGTATTTCTTTTAATATTGTTGATACGAATAAGAGTATTCGTTATATAACGTCCTCGAAATACGAATCACTAGCAAATAGTGATGCTAGTGAATACACGCCATATTATAATATAACCAACTATCGGTTACATGTTGCAATACGTGCAACTGACTTTGACACAAAGGATATTAAAACAATATCTGAAACACCTGACTATGTTCGGTCTATGTTGATGGGCAAACGTACTACACAATGGCAAAAAGAAGTGAATTTTTCAACTACATTGAACCGTATGGGAGAAATATCTCCAAAGATGGGGTGGTTGATGACGAAAAAGGTATATACTGATGATGGTACTGTGAATATAAAACCTCTGATTGCAGAAAATGTTCAATTTGATGTAGCTAATCCACTAGGTGGGTTAATTAAAGAACTTCACACTGATGTGAAACGTTCTTATCTTGTAGCTAAAAAAGATTCTTGGGATGAAGAATCTGTTGATAGACTTTTACAAAACGATGATGATACATTTGATATAGAGGAGATAACAGGTATTATGTCGTCATCTATATTTGATGATTCTCTAGATCAAGATGATTATGGGTTGTATAAATTTATAATTCATAGCGACTCCGATAATGAAGAAACTCATATTTTGTACAAGGAGAAACTAACAGGTGTAATAACTGATTATTATGAGTATATGGATTGGTTTAAAATGGATGGTCGTACAGGTCGTGGAATACCTGAAGATATGTTCGAAGCTCAATGGGGAACCAATGAGACAAAACTATTAGAACGTGAGGCTTTCATGCTTGCATCAAAGACGTTGTTTGTCACAGACAGTGATACACTTGAGAATAATGTCAATACAGACATGGATAACGGACATATCATTACTATTGGTCGTAGTGATAGATTTAATCAAGTTAACACCATGACAAATGCTTTACCAGCATTTAATAGTCTTATTAGTGACTGGGATAAACAAGGAGAACGTGCAACATTTACATTTGAAGCGTTAACAGGTGAAACACTTCCATCAGGAACACCTTTTCGTTCGGTTGCTATTCAAAACAAAGAAGCAAGCTCAACATTTATTTTACGTCGTCAAGAATTTGGATCTTTTTTGGAAAGAATGATAAATCAGTGGGTACTCCCTGAAATTCTCAAAGATATAGACCAAGACTGGATATTATCAGCAGAATTTTCTCCTGAAGAACTTGGTGTAATTGATGATGCATTTGGTACATATGAAGCTAATGATGTGATTAAACGTAAGATACAAGATCTGGATGTAGACATAGACTTTAGTGCAGAAACGTATGGTGAAATGATTGAATCATACAAAAATATTGTTCAGCAAAACGACAATACTCGATTTCTACATATTCCTGATGGATACTTTAGTGATTTCAAGGTAAAAACACGTGTTATTACCACAAATGAGAGTCAAAACAAGGCTGTAGTACTAGAATCACTATCAAAAATCATTTCAGATGTTTCAAATACCTTTAATCCACAAACAGGAACATTTGCTATGTTAGAAAATCCAGCATTGTCTGCTTTGTTCTCTGAAGCAGTAGAATTATCAGGTTCAACTGTTAGTCCTGTGACACTACAATCAATTGTCAAAGGTCCTACTTCTAAATTAAAGGTAAATAACGAGCCTATTAATGACGAGCCTGAATTAGAAGTGCAAACTGCTTTGGAAAAAGAGGGAGCTAATTAGTAAAAACATATGGATAATGAACTATTACAAAAATTTCAAGCAGATTTCAATGTCAAGGATGCTGTTAAGGACTATTTAGTAAAGTTTCTCGAGGAAGAAGCAATTTTTCGTGCTTTTACTGGTAAAGATGTGGTGGGTATTAAGGAGGCCAATGATGTAATATCAAAGGCTTTTAATTCACTCGATTCTTCTTTCACAGAAACTAAAAGAATACAACGTGTAAATAAATAAATACATGTTATAATAAAGACAAGGCAAATCTAAAGTGCTGCCTTTTATCAGATATACAGTGTTTAGTTTTAACACTTTAAACAATTAATCTTTAAATATGTCAAATGATAACAATGATGTTTCTGCCATCGAAAAACAGAACGTTGAATCTAGTGTAAACAACGAAAATACAAACACTTTAAATGAAGAGAAAGATTATAAGCAACTCTATGAAAACCAAAAGATTCGTGCAGAAAAAGGTGAGGCGAAAGCTGAACAAGCACAAATAAAGGTAAAAGAGCTTGAAAATAAACTTTCAAAGGATGGTGATATTCCAATAAATGAATCACCACTTTCGCGAGAAGAAGCAATACTATATGCCAAAGGATTCAGTGATGATGAAATTGCATACGCTAAAAAAGTTTCACAATTAAACGAAACCACCCCATTGAACGCCACTAATGATCCACTTTTTAAGTCTTGGAAAGAAAACAAAGACAAGGAAATTAAAATAAAGGCAGCAACCATGGATCCCACAAATCGAGGTAAGAAGATCGAACCAAAGAAAAATGTGGGCGATACAGGGCTTAGTCGAGAGGAGCATAAACGTCTAGCAATGGAAAAAATGCAAAATATTGGTAAATAAATATATTGTTTGTTCTTGATTAATCATTTTTTAACTAATAATAAAAATTATGGCTCTAGGAACAGACCACTTTGTAGCTGCTGATTTGGCAGCATCAATCCCTGAAATTTGGACAGGGAAAACAAACGATTTTTATCGTTCAAAACTTGTTTGTGCAGGATTCTTTACTGACCGTTCAGATGAAGTACGATTTGGAGGTGATATTCTTCACACTACAAACACTGCAGCATTTTCTGCAAACTCGAAAGCAGCACAAACACAGGTTACATTGCAAGACCCAGCAGATTCATCTACTGACTTGACTATTGATCAACATTACCACGCTGCGTTCATGATCGAAGATAAAGAACTAGCACAGGTAGCACGTTCATACAATGTACTTGAAACCAAAATGAAAGATGCAGCATATGCTGTAGCAAAACAGCTTGATACAGCTATTGCAACTCTATTTTCAGGTTTCTCAACAACAACAGGTGCAACAACTACTGCGTTAACTGATGCTGATATTCTTTCAGCATATTCAGGATACGCAACAAATGACGCCCCTCTTGAGGAAGCAGCTTGGATTCTTCACCCAAAAACTATTTGGGAAGATGTTCAGGCTCTTGATAAATATACACTTGTACAAAATACAGGAGTATCAACATCAGGTCCTTTGACTGGAGAGATAGGAACCCTATGGGGACGACCTGTACTACAATCAACAAATGTACAGACTATCAACGCAGCTGCTGACTATGCAGGATTCTTTGGAAACCCTGATGCTATTCACTTCGCGTGTGCAGCATTGCCAGGATCTAAAGATGAAATGATGGTACGCTTGCAATCTGAATATCGACTAGAATACCTTGGTATCCTTGTTGTAGCAGATATGCTTTACGGTGTAATTGAAAACCGTGATGCAGCAGGAATACAAGTTATTTCGGCTGTTTAACAATTATTAACTAATTTGTTACTTCCCCCTTTCACTTCAGTACGATAAGGGGGAATGTACTGAAAATAAATTATATGAGCACAAATATATCTAATAACCCCACTAAAAAATTCGACTTTATTGGTCGTAAAGGTGGTGTAGTAAGCGGTAATTCACTTGCCGACGTTCTTGGTAAGAAAGAACAAGCAGATTTAAAAGATAAAGAAGAATAATCATGACAACACGTTATATAAAACTTGATAATCAAGAGATATTTGATTTAGTAGAGAAAAAAGGTCTCCTTGTAGAGGAGGGACGGAAATTAATGGAACCAATTAATCCTGATTTTGCAAAGATAGACAAACTAAACAAAAAAATTAATAAACTTGTTGAAGAAAAACAAGTTATTGAAATTAAAGTAAAGGGTCTAATGGCTCCGATCGAGGAAAAAGGTGCGGAAGTACAGGAAATAAAACAACAAATTATTCCTATGGTTGAGGAAGCTATGAAAAGTGAGGAATTGGGTGAATATGAAGTATACACAAATACAGAGATCAAAGATGGTGAACTTGTTGTTGCTATTGTTGATGAGCTAGAAAACTTTAAAAGCAATTTCACTAAAAAATAGTATGTATAAGGTAACTATTGTGGGAGGTAAGTTCAAAGAATTCAAATTTAAAGAAGATGCTGAGGCATACGCACATGCAATTGGAGAAAAAGCAACTGTTTCAGGTGGCAAGACCACAAAAAAGAAATCAGATAATTCTAAAGATGAAAAAACCGAGGAATAATCGGTTTTTTTATTTTTTGTGTTATAATCAAAATATATGGTATTTTCTGATACAACAAAAAAAGATGGTATTTTGCAAAAATGTGAATTGTATATACACGGCGGTAATTATGGCTCTATTACAAATAATCCAACCTTATTGAACGTATTTACAAGTCTTGTGAATGATTCGATGGATACATTGGTCACTGACATACTTGATAGTGATACAAGCTGGCAATGGGATGATACAAACCGTACTGATTTTCCTATAGGACAATTGGATTTAGTACAGGGACAGCGTGATTATACGTTGGATGTGTCACATTTAAAGATTTTAGGAGTAGAAGCAAAGGATGAATCAGGTGATTATTACATGTTACGACCTATTGATCTGCAAGATTTGCGTGATAGAGGCATAACACCAACAGAATTTTATGATACTAATGGGAAACCAAAGTATTACGATAAAATTGCTAATTCTATAATGATCTATCCGCAACCTGATGCTGGGCAGGTCACTATGACAAATGGATTAAAGGTACATTTCCAAAGAGGACCTGAATATTTTCTATCAACAGATACAACAAAGGAGCCTGGATTTGCAAGTGTATATCATCAATTAGTTCCATTACGAGCTTGCCTCATATATGCTATGTCAAATGATATGCAAGATAAGGTAAGCAATCTTAACTTTTTGATTAAACAAAAGACAGATTCATTAAAAAGGTTCATGCAAAAACGAGGTAAAGACAAAAAACCAAAATTAACAGTTAAACGCATTAATTCAAAATAGTATGGCTTGGGATAACTTAGAAAAAACAGGTTTCCCGAATGGGGGATGGATTTATAATGAGAACAACATGAACTATAACCAAGATTTAGATGCAGATACAGGTGTAGATGTAGATTATAATCTCTTGGGAGACCCTGATACTTGGATTAACATTAACAAAACATAAATATGGCTACAAATTATAAAGGAAAATTCAAAAAATATTCTGATGCAAAATTTGTTCATGGAATTACTAATACTGGTTATCGTAGATTAAATATAGATGGTAAAAGAATTTTAGAACATCGGTATGTAATGGAAAAACACTTAGGTAGAAAATTATTGAGTACAGAACATGTTCATCACATTAACGGTGACAAATTAGACAATAAAATTGATAATTTATGTATTTTGGATATAAAAGAGCATATGTCTCTTCATGCAAAAGACAGACCGAAAGGTTCAGATTGTCATAACTCAATTCTCTCTAAGAAAGAGATATTAGAGATCAGGAATATATACTCTGATAAAAGAGCAACACAAAAACAATTAGCAAATACATATGGTGTAGGTCAAGACCATATATCAAGAATTATTAACTTAAAGGTGTGGAAGCACTTAAAATAAACTATCGTGACTACAAATTTTCCAACAACTTTAGATACATTCACAAATCCAACTGCTACTGATAAGGTTTCGGTGGTTTTGCATGCAGAACAACATGCAAATGCAAACGATGCAATAGAGGCATTACAAACAAAAGTAGGTATTAATTCATCTGCTGACACAACGACACATGATTTTAAACTTTCAAGTGTTCCAGCAGGTGAAAAAGTAGTTTCATCAAGCTCTATTGACACCTTAACAAATAAAACGATTAACAGTGCGGTTATAACCGCAGCGACAATGTTCGCCCCATCCATAGATAATCCGACAATTACATCAATGTCAGTGAGAACAAATCAGTTTCATATTGTTGATCCAACAGTAAACACTAAAAGGCTTAATTTTAATGTATCGGCAAATAGTAATAACGTAACAACAACTATTGTTACAAATTCAAGTGCTAACGCAAATATAACATTACCAAGTGCGACTGAAACTTTACTGGGTCGTGCTACTACTGACACCTTAACCAATAAATCCATTGATGTTGATAACAATACAATAACAAATCTTCCTTTTTCATCATTGGACGATGCTCTTGTTGTTACGTCAACTGATACTATTACAAATAATAGTAATGATACAACAATACCAACATCACTAGCTGTAAAAAATTATGCTGATTCTCTAGCTCCTGGTGGACAACGAATAGGATTTGGTGCAGGAACCTTTACAGTAACGCATAATCTTGGTGTTATACCAAGTATTATTGAGCTATCAGTGACAACTTTTCTACAAAGTTCAGATCAATCCATGGCGACATCAATAGGATTTGTGAATGTAAATACTTCAACTGGAGCTAGAATTAATGGAGGTTGTCATTATGCAATTAATTTTGATGCGGGAAGTTCAGAGAGTATCAATGGAGGTTCTTCAACTACAGGAGATTTTGCAAAACCAGCATCTGCTTTGTCTTCTTTACCAGTTTTTGGAACTGTGAGTTCAGTAACAACAACTACTATTACATTTACTGGACAAACATTTCCAACATCTGGAATATGGAAAGTAACAGCATAATATTATGACACCCGAAGAAAAACAACAATTTGAAGATATGAGAAATGAGCTTGCAGTTTTTAGGGAACTTCTCGATATTGAAAGGATTACTGATGAATTAATAAAGACGAGAAAGCCTGAAAGTGATTCTGAATTACAACGTAATGTGTCTATTGTTGTGGGTGATGGGTCAACCACCATACAAGTGCTTGATTACCCTGATTCCTTCTTCGAATTTAGATATAAAGGTACTCTTTATCGGATACCTTTATACGATCAAGAAAGATTTACATAAAATATATGAAAATAACCATACCACAAAATACAATATTAAAACCAAGCGGACTAGGTGACATACTTGGTGATTTTGTTGAGTCATTTAATCTTGATTTGTCAAGTAACTATGGTGTTATAAAGACAACACGTATGAAAGAAATCATCAGCAGTGATGATGATTCTTTTGTTGAAAATGCTGTGTGTATGGCATATTATCAAAATTATTATTATTTTGGGACTGATGATTATGTATATCGTTCTGATAGTTTTAATTTAAATTCAGGATTTTCCCGAGTAACAGCAACAAATTCTCCTGGATCTTCGGGTGTAGGAGAATTATCAGAAGCATTCTCTGATATGGAACTGTTTAATGACTGTTTGTATGTTTCAGGTGATGATAGTTTATTTAAACTTGATGGTGGGAATTGGTCAGAAGCTGTTACATCAGGTATATCTAACAGCCCCCATTTATTGAAAGCATTCTCTAATCGTTTATATCTAACAGAAGGTCGTACAAAAGTATTATCCATATCAAGCTCTGATGCTATAGCTACCAGCGGTCAATACACATTAGATCTTGGCGTAACCGACGAATATTCAATTTCTGCTTTAGAAGCTGGGAGTAACAATCTTTGGATTGGGACTTTGAATGTTGACAATTCGAGAGGAGTGTTATTTACATGGAATGGATCTACTACCAATACGCCAACTGATAGAATTGAACTTGATGCAGGTGTTATTGCTGGGACTACATTAAATAATGTGTTCTATTATGTAGATGCGTCGGGTCGACTAATGACCGCATCATCAACTGGTATAAAAGAAGTAGCACGTTTTTTTAAAAAAACAGAATACCGTTTTAATGGGGCTGATGGAGGAAATAATGTACGATTTGTTCATGCCAATGGTATGACCTCGACTGATAGAGGGACTATATTGATTAGTTTTAGTAATTTCTTGAGAAATGACATAACTAATGAGAATACAATTCCAAGTGGAATATGGGAGTATGATCCCAACATTGGTCTATATCATAAGTATTCATTTAGTACATCTCGTGCTGACAGTACTAATAGCACGACTATTACCGATTATGGACAACAAAAGTTATCTACACAGGTAGGTGCAATATTATATGCTCCATCTACTGCTCAAAGTGCTACATCAAACGGCTCTTTAATGAGTGGGGCACGAATATATACGGGATCAGGTGGTTCTGATGTAAAATATGCTGTATTTTGCGACGATACATTGGATACAACGCAAAAATTTGCGTATTTTGTTACAAACAAAAAACAATCACTTCTTGTAAATGAATCATGGCACGAATTATATGTAATGTTTGAAAAATTCTTAGATATTAATGATAAGATTATCCCAAAATATAGAACAAGATTTGAAAAAGAAACTGATATTGATATTACATGGACATCTACTTCATCGTTTACCACTACTGATAATATATCTGCTTATGCAGTAGGTGATGAGTACCAATGCTCATATGGTCCAGGTGCGGGTAAAAATGCCCACATATCGCAGATTTCGGAGTCTGGAGGGACATATACGGTTACACTAGATGATACTTTCACAGGTGTTACAGGAACTGCATCAGGTTATCTCTCAAAATGGATTAAACTTGGTGAAATCACGAAAGATAACCATGAACAATGGAAAGGTTTCACAATTCATTCACAAATGAAATCGCCTTTCATACAGTTTAAGGTATCCATGCAATTTACAGGAGAGAATAAAGTGCATAAATTATTAGTTACAAGCGACACAGATGTCAAAGCATAAAATATATGGAAAAAGAAATGACAAATAAACAACGTTTTGCAGAAGCACGAGCAAACAG